GGGGCATCTGATTTAGAAATTACTAAACCATTTTGGGATGCTATAAGTCAGATACTTTGGTTAGGATATGTTAATAAATAGCCTATTTAACTAACAAGGCAATAGCCTTTAATTATATGAAAATACTAAACTTATACGCTGGTATTGGTGGCAACCGAAAACTTTGGGGAGATGAACACGAAATTGTAGCGGTTGAGAACAACAAAGATGATGATAAAACATGTAATTTTTTAGATAAACACGCTAAAAAATTAGCAGTTGTACACTCCAAAAAGATTGATGAGGTTGCTATGAAATGCCTTAATAAACTATACGGATTTGATATTTATATCAGTCCGTTAATGTCAAAGAAGAAAAAAGAATTAAAGGAGAGTGTTGTAATGGCTAAAAAAGAAATTAAGAAGTGGAAAACTTATTTAAAGGAATGCGAAAATAAATTATTAAATAAATAGTATGACCCCAAAAGAGCATAATGAGTGGGCGTTAAAGCAGGATAGGATGTCTTTTTATGGATTCCAACCATTATACATACCAAAAGTATTGTTTTATAAGATTATTGAGCTGGGAGAATATGATAAATGGAAGAACACTTTTATTGTTAGTGAGAATAAAATAATAATTAAATAAATAATATGTTAGATAAACCACAATATGGAGAAGAAGAGCCAAGAGAGCCTTTAAAATGTGAGGATTGTGCTATGGAATACACTGACAGAATGAATTGGAAAAGTATAGATGATACTGGCTTATGTTGTGATTGTGTTGATAAGATGTTTTAATAGTAATATGTTCCTAGTAAGTTTCTGCCTTCTGTTCAATTATATCGGAAAGCAGGAAATACTAGATTGAGGCTTACAGGGTCAGTCCTATAACTCTCTTCCTAGACCTAAGCGAGGGCTTCGGCTCTCATATCGGTCAAGCCATTGGCGGATAAACGAAAAATCTTAATAATAATGATAGAAAACTGTATACCATCTAGGTATTAAGGTGGTCAAAAATACCATATCATTATAGTTTATCTAGCAAAACCGAAGGCTTAGGTATTAGGAATATATTATTAACAATAGTATTTTAATTAGGCTTTATCTAAGTGCGAAGAGAAAAATATGCTTGATAGGAACTGCGAACAAACGCCTCTTGCTTCAAGAATACCATATATTCCTGATGATTTGTGTGGTCTTAGTTTCAGCGAAAGCTGAAGTGCAAACAAGCCAACATAAATCACCTAGCACTTGGATAGCCTAATCAGGATATTATAATTAACTATAAAAGTATGTTCTCAATAATGTGGTTGATAAGAGCTAATCAAAGTATTTCAGATGTAAGTAAAGAAACCTTTTTTCAAGATGACTGGTTTTTAGCAACAACAATTTTATTGTTTACATTATTTATTGATGTAGTTTCTACACTTATGGTTATAAATATTATAAGATTTAATTAACTAACTATAACAAGTATGAATGAACTCAAATCAATGTCCGTTGAAGCGTTAAAAGCCGCTGCTTATGACCTATTAGGTCAGAATGAGCAGATAATGAGTGCTTTAAGAGCCATTAACCAAGAACTAAGTACTAGAACTAACGAAAAAGAAGTTAAGAAAGAAGTTAAAAAATAAGCCATAAACAGTAATCCTATGCTGTGCCTCTATTGTGAAAAGCCTACTCCAGGTCATTATTTCTTTTGTAATATTACCTGCCGACAAGCTTATAAGTTATTAGACGACCTTATATACCTCAATACTCTAAAAGAGAAGCTTATTAGATACCAAAAACTAATTAAAGAGTTTCAAAATAACGTGGAGTATGAGAACAGAATTAGAATGGCCCTCTATCATCATCTTGTAAATGTTTCCGACAGGATGGCTGTTGAAATTATTAGGTTACGTGGACAATTAGGCATAGAATAACTGTGGAAAACCTCACCCCTCTTCAAATACCCCATAAACATTGGGGTTTTTTGATACAAAAAGCATTGTAGATAGTATAAAAAAATGTTATTATTATAATATAAAAGCACTAATATTCGCTAATATGATTGGACGTAAAACTCTAAACCAAAAAAAGCGACATCTTGGAGAAATCTAGGATGACATTTAGTGTCTTTTTTTAATTGATTAGTGTCGTATGTGAGGATGCTGATTAATTACCGTAAAGGTAAATAACAGGAAGCCCCCCGCCCTCTATTAATTAGCTAGGGCATTTGGGCTTTATAAGACTATGATAGACCCATCTACATTAGACCTATTAGAAGACTTAGACGAATCAACTATTATTATACCTGATAAAATAAAAACTAAGATAAATAAGTATGCCAAGCAAGAAGCCAGACTTAAACACGAAAGCCGGAAGATACTACCTAGAACTAAAAAAAGGTAGAACCAAGGTTCAAGCTCAGGCTCTAGCAGGCTATAAAGGCACTAACTCAGTCCAAGTAGAACGCTCTAAGGCCTTCCAAGACATTAAAAGATACTTCAATGATGAACTATTAGACCGAATAACTACTGGAGAAATAGCAGACGAACTAGTAAAGAACATTAAACAAGACAACAAACTAGAAGCCAAGAACACTGCAATAAAAATAGCGCTAGACCGGTTGGAACCAGCTAACGCCATTAATGGAGACGATGAGGACCGTGTAATGGTAATAATATCTAACCCTAAATAATATGAGACCAAAGAAACAAGTTAAACTTAACGCTATAAAGGAAGCCGAACAAATCTTTATGAAGACCAGACCTTATATGGCTATGAAGACAGGCAATCCCTTCCCCAAAGTAGATAGAAGCAATATGGATACCCCTTACGCTAAAGAAGCCTTAAGGATGGAGAAACAGATAGTAAAGATGCGCTTAAAGCAATTCAAAGACTTAGGTAGATAAGCATATAAAATATATATCTATCATTACTCCTTAAAGGAACAAAGAATAAGCAATAATATCAAGCTTAAGTACAGGCATAGAATAGTAAGGATAACATAGAATAAAATATAGTTCGCATAATGTATAGATAGCCTAAGGTACTAGCATAAAGACCCTATAAACATTGAAGCTTAAAGAATAAATACTTCGCATAATGTTATTAAAGGAACAGGCTAAAGAAGATTGTAGTAATAAGTAGATAGTATATTACATTGTAGTTACAAGACATTCTTACAGGACACTTATAGGACACTTATAGTTAAACATCTTCGTTCACATTCTCCCAAATATACTTCGCATAAGATACATTAATCCACCTATTTAGAGTCTAATATTCTTTAATACACGTATAATAAGGCTTTATAAGGCCTATAATAGGCATAGAATGAATGTAATCCAAGTAAGATGGGGGGGGATAAAGCCAAGTCTGATTCGGTAATAAATTATTGGTATAGTATTTCCACACAGACTAAAAATAAGGATTAACATAATAATGCTAGAATATTGACATAATAATGCGAGACTATGATTTTAACCATTATTTGCACTAATTGTGGCAAGGAAAGACAATTAAGGAAGAACGAGGTAAATAAGAAACGCAACTTCTGTTCACGAGATTGTTTCTATTCTTACAGGAAAGAACATCCAGTGGATACTAAAGAGCGGAGGGCAGAAAGAGCTAGAATTTATTACAAGAAATATGGCATATCAAAGCGAGTGGGAGAAACTAGGACAGAGTCTGCTTAATGGCGGATGTCTAGAAGAGATAACGCTTAAAGGCAAGAAGTACAAATTTAAGTATAGTGATGAGGAGTTTAGAGAGATTGCTTCTAAGAATATGTGGCCAGAATGGTTAATTGAAGACGTATTAAAGAAGTATAAGCCTGTTCAAGCTCAATTTGTAAGTGATTTCACAAATAGATTCTGTCTTAATAGTGGTGGTTATGGTTCTGGCAAATCATTGGTGTTGTACATTAAGTTGATATTGATGTGTAAATGCTTTCCTGGGAATAGAGTTCTGTTAGGTAGAAAGACTATGTCTGATATTGATAGAGCTGTGTTGCCAGAGTTATTTGAGTTGTTGCCTCCTAGTTGGTATGAGCATCGGGTGAAGGATGGATTGATTAATTTTACTAATGGCAGTCAGATAATATTGTTTGGGTTAGATAGTATGCAGACCGGCACAGTGGCTGATTTGAAGAAGGCCCAACAGAAATTGAAGTCGTTGAACCTTGGTGCGTTCTTTATAGACCAATTAGAGGAAGTTGAGCGGGATGTCTTTGAAGTGCTTAATTCTCGTCTTAGAAGGACTGATGTGCCGTTTAGGCAAGGTAATATGACTACTAATCCGGCGAACTTCTGGGCTTATGAAGACTTTGTTGCTAATCCGAAAGAAGGTCATAAGTTGTTTGAAAGCTCAATGCTTAACAACCCCAACTTACCAGGTGATTACATTATTCAGCAATTAGGAATGAATGAGGATTATAAACGGAGATTCGTTTATGGTGAGTGGACTACCGATAGTTTACTTAAAGGCGCTGTCTTTCCGAAGGAATATATCCAGGAATTAGAGAAGTTAAGGAAGGAACCTTTAGTAATTGAGGAAGGCTGTGAGATTTATGAGCAACCAGTAGAGGCTGAATATAGAATGGGCGTTGACCCCAGCGAAGGTATCACTGACCCCAGTTCAATTAGTATCGTTAGTTTTGGTGGTAAGAAGGTAGCCAAGTTTAATGGCAAAGTTCCAATTACTGCCTTGGCTGATAAGGTTAAATATCTTTATTACAAGTATCACAAACCTTTGATTGTCCCGGAATGTAATGCTGCTGGCGCAGCTCTAATAAGAGAGATAAGAGACCTGCGGGTTTATAAACGCAAACAGTTGGAATACAAGGATGACCGAGAGACAGAGAAACTGGGATTTAGAATGAGTTGGGAAACCAAACAACAAATTATTCAACACTTTCAGAACTTATTAAGAGAAAAACGTGTCAAGATATTTGATAAAAAAACAGTGGAGGAAATGAAAACATTTGTTTGGAATAACGACGCTACTCAGCAAGGTGCCGGAGCAGCCAGGGGATTTCACGATGACGATATCATTTCTACTTTACTAGCTTACTGGGAATTTAATCCTGAAAAGATAATTGAACAGCAAGCTGCTAAATCCAAACCTCATCTTATAAAGAAATTTCAATATAATTAATATGGACCCAATAAATTTACATACAGAAATATTTAATACTCCATTTCAGAATGAACAACGAATGAAATCATTTGTTGGCAAAGCTAAAGCTAAAGGAATGAAGGTTGTTATGAATGATGGCCGACCATCTGAAATAGCTGATGAGATTCACGGAACTTATAATAACTTACAATAATATGGGTAAATGTAAACCTAGAAAATAATATGCCTTTAGGAAAAAATGTATCAAAAAACTTTAGAGAGCTATACGCTGATAATAAAAAGTCTGGTAAAGCTCGTGGTGCTAAGGGAACTCCCCGAAGCCGTAAACAAATAATCGCCATCGCCTTATCGGCTGCTGGCAAATCTAAAAAGAAATAATATGGCAATTAAAAAAATTGTAGTAAAACAAGAAGTGAATAAAAAAGAAGAACTTATTAAATTATTAAAAGCCAAGACTCCAGCCTTATTTGACCGAGAACCTACTTTGACTGGCAACGTAGAGAAATTGGCTGATGAGATTTGCAATCTCTTATGTATCTAAAACAAATAAATGGTGAAATAGAAAATTTCAAAACAAAGTTAATTAATGTTGTTCCCGGTTTAACTTATAACCAGTACGATACAATTAACCAGATTTTTTTCTATTACAATTCTAAATATGTTACAGGCGCTATTGATGATGAAGGAGACCGAAAGTTCTTCTACAACATTAATAGAAACCCTTGTAAGATTTTTTCAAAGGCGATTGATTTTGACACAAAAAATATTCGCCTTTTAACCGTTGAAGGGGGAGATACTTTGAAGACTTGGTTTATGGAAAGAGACCTTAAGTTTTGGATGCGAGATAAACAATTTGGAAAAGTATTAAACAGAATTTTTAAAGAACTTCCTATGTATGGAAGTGTTGTTTTAAAAATAGTAGATGGCACTCCCTACTTCGTTGACCTTAGAAACTTTATCGTTGACCAACAAGCCGACACTCTTGACCAAGCTAACTTTATAATTGAAATTTATAACTACACTCCAGCCGAGTTTAGAAAAGTTGGTGAGAAAATGAAATGGAAGAAATCAGATATTGATAAAGTTATTGAAGAGTTCCACAAGATGAAAGATACTTCTCATATCAGAGTTTATGAACGTTATGGTGAAGTAGAAGATGTGAAAGAAAATGGTAGTTCAACTTGGGAATACAAACGTGTCTTCTATGCTGATGTCGGTGTAGATGAATATGATAACCGAGGCAATCTAAGTTCTCCCAAGCAAGGTGTAGAACTGGCTGCTGATAAATGGGACAAACATCCTTATTGGGAATTTCACGCTGATAAGATTCCTGGCCGTTGGTTAGGTGTTGGTGTAGTAGAAGAATTATTTGAACCGCAGATAGCTCAAAATCAAAATACAAATTTACAGAATAAGACTTCCTTCTGGGCATCATTAAAAGTTTTCCAAACTAGAGATAATTCTATTAACAGAAATCTTGGAACTGATGTTAAGAATGGTGAGATATTAAATGTTGATTCAGAAATTACTCCGGTCAATATGGCCTCCAGTGAGAACCTTGCTTTCTTTAATCAGCAAGACCAACGTTGGATGAAGAACAGAGACGAGCTTACTTTCAGTTATGATGCTGTTCAAGGTGAAAGACTTCCAGCCGGGACTCCATTGGGTTCCACTCAAATATCTTTATCACAAACACTTTCTTATTTTGAAATGATTCAAGAAAATGTAGCGATGGATATTAAGGAGATGCTATACGAAGTTATTATTCCTCAATTTGAAAAAGAAAATAATAAAGAACACATTGTTAGATTAGTTGGTAAAGACTTAGATGCTTTTGCTGAAATGGTAAAAAACAAAATGGTTCTTGAAGAAATCATTCGTCAAGCTGTAAATGGTAATGGTATACCAACTGAAGAGGAGAAGAATGTTATTGAAGTAGCTGTTACTGAGAAGGCTAAACAAGATAAAGAAAAGTTATTAACAATACCTAAGGGCTTCTATAAAGACATTAAGTATGATGTTGACATAGATATTACTGGCGAGAGTGTAGATACTCGTGTTAGAAACGCTACTCTGTTTGCTTTATTACAGGCAGTTACTACTGACCCAACCGTTACTCAAGACCCAGTTAAACGCAAGATGTTATTTATGATGGCAGAGAATGGCGGTATTAACCCTAGCGAATTATTTGAAGTAGAAAAAAGAGAGCCTAGCGATATGATGGCAGAGCAAATGCCTATGAGCCGAGGGGGTGGCGGTGTAGCCGCTGCTGCTTTATCTCAACCTATAGCTGGTTCTAATCAGCAAACTATATGATAAGCCAGGAAAGCCGAGAGGTATTATCTAAAATTAACGCAACAATATATGGCAAAGCACTTAAAGAATTTTTGGTGGACCATCAGAAAACTATTGGTGATATTGAAACTTGCCCTACGTGGGAAGAAGCGTTAGGCCGAAAATTCGCATTAAAACTTATAAAAGATTTGTTTTCTTTTATGGAAGAACCTAAACCTTCTTCCAGGAACACAAATCAATGGGAATAAATCGTCACTTAAGACGTAAAAATGTAAAATTATGGAAAATGAAAATGACGTAATCTTGGGTTCGTCACAAGAACAGGAAGTTGAGGGGGGAACCCCATTCGTCAGTGAAGACGTAGAAACACCAACACCAGCAGAGCCTATTAAATCTGCTGAAAAATTAGTCCCTTACAATCGCTTTAAAGAAGTGAATGACGAGCTAGCTAGATTGCGGAAGCAAACTGCTGTTAACGCAGGAGCCTTAGATGTCGGTGATTACATTGACATTTCCGCAGCACTTAATGGCCTAAACCAGCGAGAGCAAGAAAAACTTGCCTACGAACACAAAATTACTGGTAAACCATTAACTGAAATCAAAGCTAGCGAAGACTTTCAACTTTGGCAAAGTGCTTATCGGGCTAAATTAGAAAAAGAAGAATTAACTATGACCCCTTCCAGTAGGCAATCTGAATCTGACAGACCTCAGACTTTATCGGAAAGATTAGCTAACGCTAGTTTAGAAGAAAAAGAAAGAATCTTATCTGAAGCGGGACTTTATAAAGCCCCACGACAGAAGTTAGACAGAGTGAATATTGGACCGGTTCGCTAAAACTATGACACAAGTCATTTCAAATGATGTGTCAGCCATCCAACCAGAATTGTGGTCAAGTATGGTGCAAGTACCTTTGTATAAGTCATTAGTAGCTCTTGAAGTTGCGAATATGAAATTGTCCAGCGAGTTAAAATACGCTGACACTATTCACGTTCCACGCTTCGGTGACCTATCTGTTGCTACTTATACTCCAGGTACTACCATTTCTGCCACAGCTCAAGATTGGGCGTTTGACACTTTGGTCGTTTCCGCTTACAAGCATTGTACATTCTACGTGGATGATGCTCGTTCATTAACTACTAACGTAGATGCTGCTAGGGAACTAGCAACAGAAGCCGCTTATCAATTAAAGAACACTATTGATAGCGATGTCTTCAAAAATATTACCGGCGCTGATGGTTTCATCAACTATCAATGTAACGCTGACTTAATCGGTGGTACTGCTCACAGACCTTTGTCTGCTGGCTCTGCTACTATTATCAACGTGTTTGCTAATGCTCGTAAGAAACTTAGACAAGCTAACGTTGAAGAAGTCGGTGACTGGTGTGCTATTATTACTCCAAAGATTGCTGCTGATATTGAAACAAAAGCTGCAACCGTTGGCTTTAATGTAGCTGATGCTACCTTAAGAAATGGTTATGCTGGTGATTTTATGGGCTTCCAAGTCTATATCTCCAATAACCTACCTTCTGGTGCTTGTTCTACTATTGCTGTTACATTATCAACCGCTGCTACTTCAGCAACCACTTGTAAATCTATTTACTTTGGTCGCAAAGGCACCATTGATGTTGTAATGATGAAGGCTCCGGCATTAGAAATCCGCAAGAAAGATGATATGATTGGTTCCAATTTTATCACTTGGACTGTTTACGGCTCTGCTGTATTCACTAAGAATCGTTCTCGTGGTATCAACGTCGCTGTCCAAAATGGTTTCTACTAATTTATTAATATAATTTAGTTGTCTATCTTCCCTTGAACCTATTCTTCAATGAGGGATTCAAGGGAGATAGTTGAAGAGATAACTTTATGAAAAAAATGTATTTTAGATGGTTAGCTAAGATAAGGCTAACAAGAAGGTATAACTACACGTTAGCTGTTCATCAACTAATGGAAGAATATACCACCCAAAGAATATTAGCCGGAGGCAGTGCCGAAACGCTAACTAAGAGCAGAAATGAACTATTACAAAAACAAGCAGAAATAAAAGAGACAGAAAAGTTTCTCTTGTTCCTTAAAAAATCTAAATTAAAACAATAATATGTCAAAGATTCTATTTATGTTAGATAGTCCTATGGCATATCAGTCTGGTATTTGGTTGCATAGGCAAGAAATACCAACAGAGGCTTTAGGAAAAAGAGGTCACGGAATTAAACAAGTAGCTATTGGGACAACTATCCCGGAGGAGTTTATGGAATGGCCGGACACTGTTATATTCGGTAGAAGCTACCCAGCTCACTACGACCCTGTCAAAGTTATGCTTGATTACAAGAAGCGTGGCAAACGAGTTTTGTATGATATGGATGACGACTTTTGGAATGTAGCCAGCGATAACCCCTCTGTCTTAGTAGGTAATGCCTTAAAAGACCAATATGAAGGTATGATTAAGGTGGCTGATGCCATTATCACTCCTAGCGCTAATCTTGCTAAGAAGTTTAAAAAGCATTTCAAGAAGCAAGTATTCATTTGTCCCAACGGGATTGACTATAAGCTATATCAGGAACGTGGACATAACCACACTGACTTGGTTATCGGTTATATGGGCGCCGCTTCTCATTGGAAGGATTTACAGTTAGTTGGTGAAGTAATAAATAAGTTAGCCGAGAAATATGACTTCGTATTCCGTATTTATGGAATTACTGGTGACGCTTTAGAGGGGGCTATGTATAATTATAAGAAGATGCTTGACCTTAACTTCCAGCCAGAAAAGAATGACTATTTCCGTTCAGCTTTAGATTTTCACGCTATGATGAGAAGAGTTCAAATGGAACATATACCTTTTATGCCACCAGAACTTCACCCCACTGTATTAAGTAAATGCGATTTTGATATTGGCATTGCTCCTTTACAGAATACCGAGTTCAATAGAGGAAAATCTTGTATTAAATATTATGAGTATGCTTCTGTCGGAACTGTTTGTTTAGCTTCTGATGTTGAACCTTACAATCAGGAATGTCCATTAGTGGCCAAAAATACTTTCAAGGACTGGTATAAGAAACTTGAAAAGTTAATTGTTGACAAAGAATATCGTGAGAAGGAATGCAAAAAACAAATGGAGTGGGTATTTAAAAATAGAAGCACTGATGCTATTGGCTTAGCCTGGGAACTCGCTTGCCAGAAACCAGGAGGTTTAAAGACACTTAATCAAAAGTAATATGAATCACGAACACGCCTTACAGGATTTAAAGATAGTTTATAAGATATTTAAAAAACTTAAACTTCCTTTAATTCTAATGTATGGCACAGCGCTTGGAGCTTATCGTGACCATAAATTCCTGCCAGACGAACAAGATATAGATATAGCCACATTTGACGAGAAGAATAAAGTAGCTATTTGGAACGAATTAGAGAAGAAGGGATTTGTTAAAAGACGTGGTCATAAAGATTTGGAAGGCAAAATAGACTTTAGATACCTACCAGTTAATAGACAAGTTATGTTTGACTTATTTTTACTGGGAGACAATGGAGACCATTATGCTAGTTGGGCTAATGATTCAACTATTTGTGCCACACTTCCTAAGAAGTTCTCTGAGTTTGAGGAGATAAAGTTCTATGGAATGAAATTCTTAATACCAGCTCCTACTGATGATTTCTTAAAAGAAACATACGGAGATTGGAAGAATAATAAACTAAGAAACCACGGAAGATGAAAATATTAGTATTCAATTTTAACAACGTTTTAACTAAGGTAATTGAAGAGTTAAAAAAGAAACATACTGTATATGTTGGCAACGAAAACACTGATAAGTGGAAGATATGCGACGTTATTGTTGTGTGGAATGAAGCCGGGGACGACTGGCGAGAACTCATAGATAAGGCTCATAAAAAGAAAAAGAAAGTAGTTTATGTTCAGCACGGAAGATATGGCTCTTCTCACATTTACCCGCCCTTTAATCAGAAGTCATTAGCAGACGCCGTCTGTCTTTGGGGAGAGAACGACAAAAAGAGATACCTAGAATGTGGAATGCCTGAGGATAAGTTGTTCGTAACTGGCACTGATGTTCTTAAACACCTTAAGCCGAGAAAGAAGCATAGCGGTTATAACGTAGTTTATAGCCCTGAGCATTGGGCTGGTGATACCCCCGAGAACTTTATGGTTGCTAGCCAACTAAGAAAGATGAAGGGTGTGAATATCATTACTAAATGCTTAAAGGATGAGAATTATCTTGAGGCTTATGACAATGTTGTATTGTCAGACAGAGCCAAGGAAGACCATTTAGGAATATGCGCTGACGTTCTTTCAACTGCTGATTGCGTGGTCTGTATATCGGAAAGCACCTTTGAGTTAATGGCTCAGATATTAGATATTCCAGTAGTAATGGCGGATATTTGGATTCCGAAGGCCTGCGGTGGAGATGACAGATATCTAACTTATAATCGTATTAATACTAATGCTAGTTATAAGGAGAAGGATTTAAGCAAGTTGAATGACGCTATTAAATATTGTTTAAGACACCCCCATCATTTAAAGAAAGAACGCCGAGAGGTGGCACTGGGAGATGGAGGGATTGACATAGAAGACCCAGTCGGAAATATAGTTAAAGTAATTGAATCGTTCATTTAAAAGAAAGGAGAAAAATAAAATGAGAAAAAGGTTTTTGTTGATTTATCCAACAATGGTCTCTGAAGCACCAATAACATTGGCTATGCTCGGAGCAGTGTTGAGGCAGGAAGGACTATCAGTCCACACCTTAGTAAATACTTTTAAAAAACCACTATCCGTTGAAGACTTTGTTAAGAAGGCTAAGGAAGTAAATGCTGATTATGTTGGTATATCAATGATAACTTTTGAAGTTTTATTTACATACCAAATAATAAAAGCACTAAAAGAAGCCCATTTCAGAGTTATCGTTGGCGGAGCGCATCCTACTGACTGCCCGGCAGAATGTATTAAGGCTGGAGCAGACATTGTGGTTATAGGAGAAGGAGAACAAACTCTTAGAGAAATAGTGACCGATAAACCTTTGGGTTTAATTAAAGGAATTGTTACTAAGACATTATTCACTAATCCCAGACCACGATTAGACATTAACACCTTGCCACTACCAGACTTAAGTGTCTTTGACAAAGAACTTTTTAAAGACGAAGAAGGATTTATAAAAGGATTCCATAGGATATACACCTCTAGGGGTTGTCCTGGATTCTGTACCTTCTGCGACTGGAAAGTTTTCAAGCAAGAGTTCAAGGAATATGATGTCGTAGCGATAGTGGAAGAAATGCGTAGGCGTAGAGATGAGTATGGGATTAAGAGTTTCTCTATTGCTGATGATTGCTTTACGGTTAATCCCCAAAGAGTGTTTAAATTCTGTGCGTTAGTTAGCAAACTGGGAGTCCAGTGGAGAGCTAATTCAAGAGCTAACTTAGTTACTAAGGATATGCTTTACGCTATGAAAGACGCTGGTTGCCACTCAATAGCCTTTGGTTTGGAGAGTGGAGACCCAGATACACTTAGAAGGATAGCTAAAGGAGTAACGCTTGAGGACAATCTTAGAGCGCCTAAACTAGCTCATAGAGCTGGACTAGAGGTCTATGGATGCTTAATGACTGGATTTCCTTGGGAGACACCAAAGAGTATTGAAAATCAGATTAACTTTATTCACCAAGTATGGGACAGAGTTACTTTGTTTCAGGTGTCTGGTTCGTTAATGCCATTTCCAGGAACAGCAATCTATCGTCAGTATAATGAGAAGTGCGGGTTTACTAATTACTGGATGAGGCCAGAGTGTCAAAAGTTTGGTATCCAAGTTTACCAGAACGCTACTAACCCATTTAAGGTCAGTAACTTTTATCAGCGCTATTTGTTTGATGACACCTACATTAAGAAGGACATCTTCTTCAAATATACTAGAGCGTATAAGAGAGCTGTTAGAAAGATGGTAGTAGAAATTGGCAAACACAATTTAGAGTTTATGTTTAAAGGTCAACCCAATAAACAGCAATTTTATCTAATGTTAGCCAAATTATCAATGGTCGGTTCTAGCCTATTCCCTGGACTAGAAGAAAAAATTGGAGGACTATTGTTTGATGGAAGAAGTTCCATTGAAAATATCAGGGATAAACGCAGAGGAATAGCTAAGAGCTATACTAACCCTAATTAAACAATAGGCCATCTGAAAATGGTGGCCTACTTCTAACCTTATGGAAGATTTAAATGAAGTATTAAGTGAGATAGAGAAAATTGGTTTGACTCCTTTCTTGGTATGCGGTTCAGCTTTGTTCGCTTATCGGGACAAATCGTTGCCTGGAGGAAATTCAAAATCAATAGGGATAGGAATATATGGAGGAAGAAATGATAACAGAATTAAACACCAAAAACTTAAAGAGACATTAACAGAAAAAGGATTTGTGGCAGATAATACTATCGGAAATATTTTACAAGTAGAAAGACAGAAGCAAATAATGATATTCTTTATGTAAGAGGAAGGAGATGAATGGTACTCGTATCGTCATCACGTAGGAAGATATGTATCAATACCAAGTGCGTTTCACAACTTAGAAGAAATAGAATTTAATAATATAAAAGTAAAAGTTCCAAGTCCAATAGAAGGTTATCTTCTATGGGTCTATGGAGAAAAATGGCGAGATAATACCCAGACTAATAAGTCCTGGCCGCCAGCACAACAATATGAAACAAATCATTGAAGCATTAACCCCGATGAACCGGTGTCTTATGGGGGAAGGGTACGATAGTGCCTTAGAGTTCTTAAAGCACCTATTAAAATTTGATGTAATAGAAATTCCTAGTGGAACCAAGTTAGAGACTTGGACAGTGCCAGAGGAATGGCGTGTCAGAGACGCCTATATCACCTATAAGGGTAAAGAGATATTGAGTTATCACGATAACCCTATGTGTTTGATGGTTGGTTCTATGCCATTTTCAGGTAAAGTGGATTTAGAAGAATTGAAGAACCATCTGTATATCTCTGATGATATGCCAGATTCTACTCCGTATGAATATACTTTATACGAAAAGAAGTGGGGTTTTTCACTCCCAAAGAATGTCGCCCTGAAAGAGAAGGGCGGTCTATGGTCTAAATTAGCTAAAGCCTGTGAGGAATGCGCTGATTGGGGAGACCAAAAGATTAAGATAAAAGTTCAAGGTCAGAAAGATAAGCGTAATTATATTGACGCCTTACCAAAGGGAGAATACGAGGTCCACATTGATACAGACTTTGTTCCTGGAAAAATGAAGTTAGCTGTCCATACCATACCAGGCGAGAGTGATAGAGAGATACTATTGTTTGCTCACTTAGACCATCCGTTTCAAGCTAATGATAATCTATCTGGTGTCGCTTGCTTAGTGGATTTGGCCACTAGATTAAAAGCAAAGCATACAGTTAAGATTATTATCTGTCCTGAAACTATTGGTTCTATCGCCTATTCATTAACCCAGGACATTAGTAAAGTTGATTTCGTTTTATCAGTAGATATTTGTGGAAACAATAATACATTATTAATACAGAAGTCCTTTGACAATTTTAGTAGATTAAACCGAGTAGCCCATTGTGCTATGCAAATTATCGGAAAGTCTTATAGAAAGGGTGCTTTTAGAAACACCATTGGTTCTGATGAATATCCATTCAACGACCCGACTATAAATATTCCTGGTTTGCTTCTTACTAGATGGCCTTATAAGGAATATCATACTGACGAAGATACCGCTGACAAGATTAACTATGAGATGATTAAGGAAACCCAAGAAGTCATAGAGAAGATAATTGAAATCTATGAGAAAGATTATATCCCAGTCAGAAAGTTCAAAGCTCCACTTATGAGAGGTAGATACGATTTACATTCTCCTAATAAGCAAATGAATTTAAACTTTGATTATTTAATATTCTCAGTTGACGGTAAAAAGTCTTTGGCAGAGTTATGCGCTGACTTTGAGGTCAACTTTGACTTTCTCTATGAAAGATTTGAACGACTTGAAAAAGACGGATTTATTGGGCGTGTGCCTAATCTTAGCTAAGAGCGATTCTAAGCGTTTACCAAGCAAGAACACTATTGATTTCAATGGTAAGCCAATGTTTATGAATAATGTTCTTAAATGCTTAAAGATATTTGATAAAGTAATTGTTAGTTCAGACAGCGTAGATATTCTAAGGACGGCCACTGACGCCGGAGCAATAGGTAGAATGAGAGGAGTAGACCTTTGTGGCGATATTCCTAATATTCCAGTTTATCAACAAGCGCTAAAACTTATGGATTATGACTATGTTGTCGCAGTTCAAGCTAATAGCCCCACCATAGAACCAGGTTTAATCAAGTTTGCTAAATACATAATGGAATTAGGATTTAATGAGATGATGACCTGTCATAAAGACAATAGTATCTATGGAAGTATCTGGGCTTTATCAAAAGATAAGTTAAAAAACTATAAAGATTATTACAATCCTAAGCCTGAAGTTCTGGTAGTTGACGAAAGCGTTGACATCCATACTCAAGCGGATTTAGAACTATGTCTAAAAGAATCTTGCTAATAGCAGAGGTTGGCCACAATGGTAATGGGAATATGCGTCTTAATCACTTGATGATTGACGAAGCTAAGTCCTGCGGAGCTGATATTGTGAAGTTCCAACTATACGATACCGATAAGATTAAGAAGCCGTGGCAATCACGATACCTAGAACTAAAGTTCGCTGAACTGACTTATGAGGATTGTAAAGAGTTGAAAGACCATTGTGATAGAATCGGTATAGAGTTTATGGCTTCAGCCTTTGATGCTGAGAAAGTAAAATGGCTTGAGAAGTTAGGAGTTAAACGCCATAAGTTAGCTAGTCGCAGTATCAATGATAAAGAAGTTATTAAGGCTATGGAGAAGACTGGCAAACCAATTATCGCTTCGTTAGGTTATTGGGACAAGAAAGAACTACCTAAGATAAAGAACGCTGAGTTCTTGTTCTGTATATCTGAATATCCTACATATTTTACTAACGAAACATTCCCAACTAAGTTTGATAAATACGCTGGATTTTCTGACCATTCAATAGGTTGCTATTGGGCCAGAGAAGCTATCAAGCGTGGAGCAACTATTATAGAGAAGCACTTCACTCTTAGCCACGAATTGCCCGGATTTAACCAAAAGGGTTCAATGGAGCCTTGGGAAATGAAGGAACTTAAAACTTATATTAAGCAAGCCGAAAGAGGCATAACTTACTAATATGAACAAAGACATTATAAAAGATTTAGAAACAGTCAAGAGTATCTTTGATAAACACGGGGTTAGGCTCGTTCTAGTTTACGGAGCATTACTTGGACATTATCGGGACGGAAAGTTTCTTCCCGGAGATGATGATGTTGACTTAGCTGTTATAGATAAAGTTAGTTTTAAGACCCGCAAAGATATTGGTTGGGACTTGTATAACCTTGGATTTGAACCACAACAAATTGGTTTCAATGTATTTGGCAGAATGGAACCTAGCGAGATTGGTTATAACGGAGATGAGGAAACTGGAATTATAGTTTGCGAAAGAAACTTTAAGTTCTCAATATTCTTTTTTAAAGAAGAAGATTGTGGAACCCACGGAAAGGAATTTGTCTGCGTTCCTAAGTTAGGAGCATTAAAGTTAATCGCTACTCCTTGTAAATATTACAAGACGCTTGGAGAAATAAAGATTAACAAGACCAAGTATCTTGTTCCTACTCCTACTGACGAATATCTAAAGTTTACTTATGGAGATTGGAAAGACAAGAGTTTAAGAAATCACGGCCAGACTTATTTTGAAATGCATCCTGAACACATTGAGTCAATTAACATAGAAGGTAAAAACGAAGTAATAATCTATAAATAATATGAAAATTTGTGAAGTACATTCTGGTTTAACTGCTTTATTAGTAGATAAATCTGAATACGACGGAATGTGGATTTCAAGCCTAACTCACGCTACTGTCCACGGTTTGCCTGACAATGAACTTGTTCCTTTAAAGGAAAGAGTTGATTTAGTTGAAGAGGTAAAACGTATCACCGATAAACCGATTATAGTTGATATTGATACAGGCGAGAGCATTGAACATTTACCGCATATCATTAGCTGGTTTTCTAAGGCTGGTGCTTATGCTGTTATAATGGAAGACAAGAAATACCCTAAGCAGAATAGTTTATTAGAAGATGGTCATCACGAATTAGAGGACATAGATGTCTTTTCTAAGAAGATAGCTATTGCTAAGGCTAATGCTGGGGGAATGAAGGTATTCGCTAGATTAGAGAGTTTAATCGCTAAGAGAAGCAAATATGAGGCTCTAATGAGAGCCTACGCCTATGTCTTGGCTGGAGCTGATGGCATAATGGTTCATTCAAAACAGAAGGTAGATTGTTCTGAAGTTATGGAAGTTGGTGAGGAAATAAGATTAAAGCATCCTGACATTACCTTAATAGCAGTTCCCACTACTTATACGCTACCAGAAGAACATCCGTTTGATATTGTCATTACTGCTAATCATTTAATGAGGGCATCGCTTAAGGCGATGCAGAAGTTCTTAAATAACGAAAAGGTTGAATTGGCTTCCGTTCAGGAAATCTTTGACCTTTGTGGACACTAATATGATTTATTGCTTTGATTTAGACAATACTTTATGTAAGACAGTCGGAGAGAATTATCTTGATGCTGTTCCTTATGAAGACCGTATAGATAAAGTTAATAAATTAGGAGAGAAAAACTATATTATTATAGACACTGCTAGGGGAACTCAAACTGGAACTGATTGGCAATATAAAACAGAAGCCCAATTAAAGAGATGGGGATTGAACTACGATTCATTAAGAACTGGGAAGAAAGTTTATGCCGATTATTACATAGACGACAAAGGATTTAATTCAGAAGAATTTTTTAAATAATATGAAATACGTAGGAATAAGCGACAAGGTATTGAATGACTGGCTAAAGGATAAGGACTATATTGGTTGTTCTGACGAGGGTGAGGCCATAGCAATCTGTGCAGGTGCGTGGTTAGCCAAAGGAGAGAGATGGACAGCCTTTATGTCTGCTGATGGTTTGTGTAATGCACTTAACTTCTTAACAAGTTATGTGATACCAGAAGGGATTGAGATGAACCTTGTTATCTCTACTGGCCGGCAAGAACCACCTCATAAAGTTATGTCTGATATATTAGATGATTTACTTAAACTTTTAAAATATGACCCAGCCAAAATTGCTGTCAATGTTATTAGAAAAGAATCCTAACGCCTATATCGTAGGTTCTATTGGAAATATTTCTAAAGACCTATCAGTTATTCCCCACGACCATAAGATTCTAGTTAAAGGAGCTATGGGTTCGGTAATGGGAATAGGACTAGGGATAGCATTGAACACGAATAGAAGAGTGATTGTACTAATTGGAGATGGTTCCTTCTTAATGAAGATGGGAAGCATAAGCACAATACTCAAACATAATCTCAAGAACCTGAAAGTAGTTATTATTAATAATAATTGTTATCAATCTTGTGGTGGACAGGAAACTAATTTTGAATCAATTAGGAGTCTTCTGCCAGAGAGTATCAAGGTGTATGAAATTTATCCTGCAGCATCAGCCGACCAACCCAACTTTGGAACACGCCGAAAGTATTAAAATCGGTAAGAAATATACCGAGATAGTATCAATAGGTGGTGGTTCTACAATAGATGTAGGCAAATGGTTAGCTAGAAAGTACGGTTTAAAGCATACTGCTATTCCAACAACTTGTGGTAGCGGTAGCGAAATGACTAAGTTCTGCGTGTTAATGGTTGATGGCAAGAAGGTGACCTTTTCTGATAAGCGTTTTATACCAAAGAAGCATATTCTCCAGCCCAACCTTTTGCAGACGCTACCAGTTGACCAGATAATTAGTTCTGGTTTAGATGCTCTTTCTCATTCATTGGAATCTTATTGGTCTATTAACTCTACTAAGATGAGTCGTAAATACTCGTTGTCGGCTATGAACTTCCTGGTGTCTAACTTTAAGAAGGCGTTAAAGTATGACGAAGAAGCCCTGATGTATATGCTAGTTGGTGCTAACTTAGCCGGTAGAGCTATCAATATTACTAAGACAAATGTCTGTCACGCTATCTCCTATCCGCTAACAGAGATATACGGAATACCACACGGAATAGCCTGTGCTATGACATTACCTTATTTTACTAAGAAGATGATGGGTAAAGATATATCCTTTATTAAGAGATACTTGCCAACCTATAAGATAGATAAAAAGAAGATTGCTGATATAGCATTTAAGAGTGGCAAGTTAAAAGATTGTCCTAAGTTAGTTACTAAATTAGATATTAAAAAAGCCTTATGATTTTATTTCCTATGAGTTGCCGGGTATTACACCCCGGACATATCAAGTGTCTAGAATATCTTTCACGAATTGACCAAGTAGTTGTTAGCTTATTAACGGCCAAAGCTATGAAAGGTTATAAAGAAGAGTTCACTCCTTATAAGGATAGAGAGAAGATTTTAAAAAGTTTATACTTAGATTTAATAGTAGTTCCTCAGAATAGTCTTAATCCTCTAAGTAATTTAAAGAAATACAAGTGTGATTCTATCGCCTCTGGCGATGGTTGGGAGAAAGAAGAACTTGAAGCTATTGAGAAACTCGGAGTACGAAAGATAAACATTAAACTCCCCAAGAAATATAGTTCAACAAATATTATAAATAACATAAAAAAATATGAATCTTTCCGCAATACAGGCAGACATTAATTTCCTTTGTGGAAGCACATCAGGAACTTATGCTCCTGCTGATAAAATAAGAAATATAAATGTTTGCTACCAAGATGTAGCACGCCTAGTTTGGGAATCAGACGGAGGCTGGTCTTATGACGATTCCAATAATACTAACGCTCCTGTCGCTTATACAACCTTAGGTAACCTATCTGGTTCCTACACGATACCAACTACTGCTATTAGAATTGAAGGCGTTGAGGTAAAAGACGGTGATAGTAACTGGATGAAGTTAAATCCATTGATTGCTGGAGACCTACCAATATCACGTGAAGAATATCTAACAGGTGGTGGTCTGCCTATCTATTATGAATTAGAAGGTAACGAAATTAGATTATACCCAGCACCTATGTCAGGTTATACAACTTTAGCTTCAGGTATGATGGTTCGCTTATCAAGGGCTGTTAATGAGTTCAGCACTGCTACTGGAGCAGGTTCAGCTTTACCAGGGTTTGCTTCGCCTTTTCACAGAATACTATCTTATGCGGCTGCTATTGACTTTGTTCAAGACCCTAATCAAAGACAATTCTTTGCTTTACAAAAACAACGATTAGAACAGGGATTAGTAAGATTTTATAGCAAACGTGCTACTGAATTTAAATCAACATTAAAGCCTTCCACCAGAAGACGATGGAAGAGCTATATCTAAATTTATGTCCAAATATGGAATTGAAATATTAAATATTTCCACTGGAGGTTTTGCTCCTGCCTGGTACAAAGAATCTTATCCAGTTTTCGGTAATAAGAATCAGGCCGGCGCTATGACCAATATGGATTTAACTAATCCTGGTTATATTTGTCAGGGTCCTGGGTTGGCTACTCTAACTGATGGCGCTCAAGATAAGGCTGTCACTACCCTAATTAAAGGTATGTCAGGGGCAATCGCTGCTGATGTGGCCTATGGAGTCGGTGGAGCTAAACTTTACAAGTATAGTTCAACTGCCGTGGTCAATACTGGAGATTTTCCTCATACTATTGATAAAGGAACTGTCACCGGAGAAGACGGAGAAGATGTTTGTGCTTATCACGGAAATCTTTATTATACCTATAACCACTCTGGCTCTGCTGGGGATATTGGAAAGTTTAACTTAGCGTCAACATTTGATGATGATTGGGGGTCAACTGTCCCTACTGGAGCTGCTAATCTGCAATCTGGTCCTCACCAAATGGTGGTTGCCGGAGATGTAATGTTCATAGCCAATGGTCGCTATATCGCTACCTGGGATGATACGGATTTAGTGCCACAAGCATTAGACTTCCCGACTGGAACAGTTGTCCAATCTATCGTAACTGCTAATGACAAACTTTACATATCGGCTATCAACCCTAGTCTAACTGGAACTAATAAGATTAATGGAACTGTTTATATCTGGGATGGAGCTGACGATGTAGTTGAATATCAGATACCTTTAATGGGTAATGTCGGTGGATTATTTGTTAAGAACGGAACTGTGTTTGTTTTTTATCAAGACTTAAGTTCTAGCGGTGGTTATAAGCTAGGGTATGTTAATGAAGGAGGGATAACTGATGTAGCTAACTTTACTGGTGGACTACCATCTTATAACCAAATAACAGACTTTAAAGATTTCATATTATGGAACTCGGCTGGTAGCTTATGGGCTTTTGGCTCAGGCGATAAGGATTTGCCAGTTAGATTACACCAATTAGCCGATGGCGGTTATGCAACTGTAGGTGGTGTTTCTTGCCCTTTCGGAACAATACTGGTGGCTTCTAATGAAACAACCTCATATAAGCTAGCTAAGTTTAGTGGATATGATGTGAATTCATCGTGGAAAAGTCTAATGTTTGACATAACAGGTGATGGGCAGATTTCTAAAATAAACACAGTTAGATTTAACTTTGAAACACTAGCTACTGGAGCTAGGGTAGATTGGAAACTTTTAGATAACAACGGAAGAACTATCTACAGTGATACAATATCTTTTGCCAAGATGGGAGCGGTTACTACCGCTTACTATCCTTTAAATGGTAAGGTATCAGAAAACTTTAGAGTAGAATTAGATTATACAAATGGAAGCACGACTAATACTGTTAAAGTAAAGTCAATTAAAATATATGGCCAATACGATTAATATTGTGGATATAGCACCAGATACTGTTGTCCAACTTACGTGGGGCCAACTTATTAATGGTCAGTATGTTCAGACAAGTCCGGGCAGTCAACTAATAGGAGCTGGACAAGGTACCGGAATTGTAAGCACTGGTTCAGGAGTATCTCCAACTGTCAATAACTTTCAATCACCTAACTTTGTGGCAGGCTCTAAGGGCTGGAGATTAACTACTGCTGGTTATTTAGAGGCTTACGAGGGTTTGTTTAGAGGCTCTATAACTGCTAGTGGCGGTGCTATCGGTGGATGGTTAATAGGCCAAACCTATATTAGCGATATTGCTGGAGCTGTTGGTTTATCTTCGGCTGTTACTGGTGGAGACGATATTAGGTTCTGGGCTGGTAATACCACCCCGGCATCTGCTCCGTTTAAAGTTACTGAGGCTGGGGTATTAACTGCTTCTTCAGGAACTATTGGTGGATGGACTATTGGTGCTACTAAATTAAGTTCAACTAACATTGATATAGATAGTGACAATGAATGGATTAAGAGCAACAATTTTAATTCTGGTTCAACTGGATGGAAAATAGACGCAACAACCATAGAAGCTGAAAACATAATAGCTCGTGGCACGCTGAGAGGAGCAACATTCGCTTACGATGTTATTAGTGCTGTTGGTGGACAATTAATGGTAGCTAACGCTGATACATTGGCAAGTGATATGACTGCTTTAGATAGTTCAACTGTCACTATTAAAGGTGATACTACTTTCTTGGTAAATGATATTTTAAGGATGAAAGGTGTCGCTACCTCAGGCATAAAAGAAGAATGGATGAAAGTTACTGATGCTACTGGTGCTCCTACTTACACAGTAGAGAGAGATATGAAAGATGAATATGCTGTTGACTCTAATCCAGCTTGGAAAGCCGGTACTACCATAGTGAAACAAGGTGCTTGGTCATCTACTTCGGGAAACGCTTATACTGCCCCTACTTTAGTCGGCGGGACGGCAGTCAGCGCTTTAAGTGTATTCGGAAATTTAGGTGGTGGCACTAATGATGCTAAAATAAAACTAACTATCAATGGGACAGCTCACGATAATTTAGCAGTTGAATTAAGGCCTGAAGCTAGTAATGTATTAGTAAATCAGACTGCTGGTGTTGATGATGAATACCCACAAGGAGCTGACTGGTATTGCCAGACATTTTTAACGGACGCTGATAATAATTTCTTAGTAAGCGTTAGATTGAATCTTTCAATGTATAACCCATCTGCTCACGATGTTAATGTAAGCATTTATGCTTGCGACAGCAATGCTATTGGTGGCAAGCCAACTGGCAACCCGATTAAAACAGTTACTGTTCCTGCTAATACTTTAGGTAGTGGAGACAATACCTTCACCTTTAATCAGTTATTAGCAGTATCTACTAGATATGCAATAGTTCTATCGCATCCTGAATATGATAATCTGAACGAACTAGATTGGTGGCGTGTGACTACTGATGTTTATGCCGATGGAAGTATGGGGTATAGTGGAGATAGCGGCTCTACTTGGACAATAGATATTAGCCATATTGATTTTAATTTTTCTGTAACAACAATGGGAGTAGTTGATAGTTATGCTGAAATTGCTTCTGCTTTACAAACAACTATAAGAACTGAAACTGGTTTAGACGAAACTGTCGCTTGGTCAACCGACCATTTTATAATTACTGGAGTTACGCCAGACTATTTAATAAGTGCTTCTGCTCCGACAACTGGCACTGATATATCAGGAGCTAGTGCTACTAAATATTTAGATTTGGCTAGTGGAACATCAACTAAGGGTGGTTGGGGTACTGGTGGTTGGCTACAATTATTTGGTGAAGGCACTAATAGTCCTTATTATTCCGTATTTAAAAGATTATCTGGTGTGTATAACGACTTTGTAGAAACTTGTCGGTTAGGAAATCTTAATGGTTTTCTTGGTTATTCTACTAATGAATTTGGTATCGCTATTGGTACATCAACAAATTATTTAAAATATGACCCGACTAATGGTTTAAGAATTAGAGGTACTAGTTATTCTTCTAGTGATGGTAGCGCCGGTATTTCTACTACGGTTACTACTGCTTCATTAGTTGGTAAGACTATAACAATAAAAGATGGACTCATTACTGGGTTCGCTTAATTATAAATTAACATAAAAAAGTATGGATGACAGACTTTTACAAAATGGTGAACTCGGATTTCAAGAGAGTTTTCCGCAAGAAGACGGTAGCAAAATTTTAGTCCAATTTAAAAAGGACTTTGAATGTGCTACTTTTGAAGATTCTCCTATCGAATCTGTGAAGTTAGTACCTGCATTAACTCCAGAAGAATTAGCAGAATAGTCACTTGATATACTGCCTTCGGGCAGTAATTAATTGATTATTAATTTAAAAAATATGGCAATCCAAACCTTTGCTGATGGCTCTCAACTAGATACATCAACGAACACAGTAGTAAGAGGTGCTACTAATCAAACAACAACTTCTAGCGGTGGTGGCGGCTTTTCTGCTCCTCAACCACCAGTAGGGTCTTTCGTTAATAATCCTGGTGGTGTTTGGCAAACTTATAATCCTAAGACTGGTGTAACCAATTATGGAACACCGCCTTCTTGGGCTTCATCTAATGCTGGGGCTATTCCTGGCCAGAACAACTTTACTTACGGAGGGACACCAATGGCTGTGGCTACTCCTACTGGAACTCCTTATGGAGCATCTGTCTATCAGGGTGCTGGCTTAGGTTATGCTCAAGCCAATCCGATGACAATGTTTACTTCTAAAGGAACAGACGCCAACGGAAAAGAGATTATCAATTCTGAATATGCTCAAGACCCGACTGGCCTAGCTTCTTATGCTACTAACCCAACTACTTATAACTCTGCAGCCACTCCTCCTTCATTGACTGTTCCACCTGCTCTTGGTGCTGGTACTGCTGGAGTAAAACAATACCAAATTATAAACACTGATGCGATGAAACAATATTCATCTAGCCAATACCAGAGACTTAGCGATGGCCGAGTAGTTTTAAATCCAGGTATTAATCCAATCCCAGGAACTGTCAAAGAGACTTCCTTTACTCTACCTCCAACTCAAGCTCCTAGTTCTGCTGGTAGCGTTGTCCCATCTAGTTCGGTTAATCTATCAACAACTGTGGCTGCGTCTCCTAATGTAGCTGACGCTATTTCTGATTTAGCTGGAATCAAAACTGGGATTGAATCTGCTGACAAAGCTATTGAAGAGTATGCTAAATTGAAGATGGGCTGGATGCAACAGATGCAAACTTCTGTCACTCCATTTTTACAAAAATTTTTAGGAGCTAAAACTTCACAACAAACATTTGACGAAGCATTAGTTGCTTCTGGCATAAACGAAAGAGCTTATTACGCAGACCAACGCTCAAAAGTAGCCGAAATAGAATCTTTAAATAATAAATATAGTCAATTACAAGCCGATAAAGATGCTCAGGTAGCAGCATTAACTAATAGACCTGGGTCTACTAGAAACTTTTTAAATGCTCAAGTCAACCAAATAGAAAGAGTCGCCACTCCCGAACTTAATAGAATAGCGGCTAACATAAATGCTAAGACAGCTACATTACAATCTTTACAAGGTAATTATCAGACGGCAATCGCTAGAGCCAGCACTGCTGCTAACTTAGCGGCGGCTGACCAGAAGATGGCCTATGACCAATACAAAACATTTTATGATTTAAACAAAGACCAGTTTGACGCTTTAGATAGTGTTTACAAAGAAGCTTATACTTTTCAGATGAACAAAGCACTAACTGATTATCAACAAACGTTAGCAGATAAGGAGACTATCGGTAAATTAATAGTCTCTAATCCAAAAGCAGGAATAAGTATTACTGATGACTTAAGTTCTGCTTATAAGAAGTTTTCTGCTGCTGGTGGTGATATAAGTAACAACAGCTTTTCAATGCAGATAGACCCGATAACTGGCACTCCTTATATCTACAATACAAAGACTGGTCAGATAGCCGGAGGTTCAGGCTTTCCTACTTCTCAAACTGGTGGAAAGATGATTGCCACATCTACTGGCCAGACCTACGACCTGTCTACCTATGCTACTGACCAACAGCACGCCAACTCTATCCAAAATATATTGAATAACATTGGTCAATTTAAGTCTGCTCAAGATGTCACTAATTACATAAAATCAGTAGCTCCCAATAGCCCAATAACTGCTAAAATGATTCAAGACGCTTCTGCTAAATATGGGATTGGATGGGAAGAACAGGTAGCATTATTACAGCAAGAATCTCAATTAGGAACTGCTGGTAAAGGAGCTAGATTATATAATCCTGGAAATGTAGGTAATACTGACAGCGGAGCTGAAGTTAACTATGGAAGCTGGCAAGCTGGTGTTGATGCTGCCGCTAAACAATTGGCTAGACGCAAAACAACAGGAAGTAGTACCCCAACCTCATATCAGGACACTGGCAATACTACTATAGACACTTGGGCTAAGGCTGCCTTAACTGACCCGAAAACATTGGATAATTTGACCACTGCTCAAGCTGGAGCTGTTGTCGCTACTTTAGCTAATCAAGGTCTATCACTTCCTTCTCCAACTGACTTTACTCCGCCGACATCATCTGAATTTATTAGCGCCGGGTACGCTATGAGAATGGATAATAGTTTAAAGATAATGGATGAACTTTCAACTGATATTGCTAAATATGCTCAATCTAATCCATTGCAATATTCTGCTTATAGAAGTATGTATGCTAACGATATTACTAGAGGATTTGTACCTCAAGTAATTCAACAAGAATTACAGGCTGAGTCAGACTTTATCAACTCATTATTAAGAAAAGAGTCTGGTGCTGTTATCAATAATTCAGAGTTTGTTAGATATGGCAAACAATACTTCCCATTACCAGGAGATTCTGAGGCTGTATTGAAAGCTAAGAAATTAGATAGGGAAATTGCCTTAAAGGGTGTAGCAAATGCTGCTGGTTCGGCTGCTACTACTTATGGAACTCAAACTACCACTCCTAATAATATCTCTTCAACTGCTACGAATGAGTTAAATAGTATTATATCAAGTGTCGCTACTCCAATAGCATCTAACTCTTCAAATTCTAATTCTAATAATAACGCCAACGCTTTAAAAACTGGCGGATTTATTGGTTGGATAACTAACTTATTTAAAAAGAAATAATATGGCATACAAAATAAATATGACCCCTGAACAGATTATTGAGGCTAGAAGAAGGGGAATACCAGATGAACAGATACTCAATTATATGAAAACTGGTGACGCCACTAAATCAGAAATAAAGCCTGGGTTTGTTCAGAGTACATTAAGAATGATAGCCAAACCTTTCCTTAGGCTTGAGACCACTGGAGAGAATATTGCTAAAGCAACCTACCAGTTGGCTAAGAGAAATGTGGCTAAGTCGGAACAGGCATTGAATGCTCCTGCTGACTTTGGCTATTTAGGAAATGTAGAACCACTTAAAGCTACTGGGAAAGGTGGAAAATTAACTGGTAAAGATGTCAAGGATGCTGCTGGTGTATCATTGGAAATCGCCTCTAACTTCGTTGGGGGTCAAGGTGTTGGTTCGCTGGCTAAAACTACAATGAAAGGCGCTGTCGCTCAAGGAATAAAGACTGGCGCTAAAGCTGGTCTAATTACTGGTCTATCTGGTGGAACTGGTAGGGGTCTCCAAGATAAAGAAAAGGGTGTGGGCTATGCTGTTGGCCAGGGAGCTATTGAAGGCGCTGTTGGAACAGTAGTCGGCGGTGCATTAGGTGGTATTACTGCCGCTATGTCTAAAGGACTTCAAAGATTAATAAACCCCAATAAGGCTCAATTAGACGATGCCTTGAGTGTTACTAAACCGGTAGTAAACAAGAAGCAAGGAATATCGGCTATTGCTCAAGGGAGGGGCGAAACGAAGGGGCTACTTAATACTTATGATATAACACCATCGGAACAAGACCAGCAGGTAGCTCATAGTGTCGCTGGTATAGTCAAGAAAAGTAATAGTCCTATTAAAAATATTCAAGCTATCAATAAAGAAATCTCCAACATATCAGATAATGAAGTCACTCCATTCTTGAAAGCTAACCCTGCCTCTCATAGTGTCAACAGTTTAAAGTCAGTTATAAATAGTGTTAAGGGAGCTAAAACAGATTTGATAAAAAGTGATTCTAGCCTAGAGAAAACTTATGATTTGGTTATTAAAAGAGCTAATACAATTATTGATGAATATGCTTCTAAGCAGAAGAGTGGAACACTAACAACTTTAGATGATTGGACTTTACGGAAAGAGTTTGATAATGCCATTCAAAAACAATTTGGTGACGCAGTCTATATGCCTGAAAAGAATACTGCTATTAAAGAAGCTGTCAGAAATGTCAGGGCGGCTTTCAACGATTATATAGCAGAGAATACTCCTGACGATATTTTTAGAGCAAGATTGGCACAGCTATTTGATATGTACCAAGCCAGGACTAACATAGCTGAGAATTTTTGGAGCAAAAAGCTAATAGGAAGTAATGCTCTCAGCAGAATAATACAAGCTAATAAAAAAACTATAACAACTGTTGGTATAGCTGGAACTGTTTACGGAGCTTCTAGGGCAGTAAAATCTATTGTTAATAGCAACCAAAGTAACAATGGTGGAGGCCAATAATTAAAATAACTTTAAATATATGGATGTCAAGGATTTTAAAAAGGTCGGTAGAACCTTGAAAGAAATCTATAAAAAAATAAAAGAGGAACTTATCGCTAGTGGTATATCACCACTTCAGCGTGAGTTTGACGAAATATTTGATGAAGCTGTCACTAGGGCTAGAAATGAAGTTCTAGAATCTCGTGGTTTTACATTAGAAGAATACCGAGCAATTAGAGATAAGATTGTTGGTATGTCTAAAGCCGATATGGTTGATGCTGTTGATAAGGTACACTCTAAATTAGATGGTATTAGAAACTCTATACCAACTGATACTAAAATAGAGGAGATGGCCGAAGAGATAGCTGAAAGAGTTGCTAAAACTTATATCAAAGAACCTGTTATTATAAACAAGATTGTTAAAGAAATTACAGTTAAAGAGCCTAAAATTATTAAAGAGACTGTCAAAGTTAAAGAGAGGGTTGAATACAACGACAAGAAGTTAAAGAAACAATTAGCTGACATTTCCGCTAAAGTTGAAGAGATTAAAGATTATGACGATGCTCCTCTTAAAGACTACTTCCATAATTACTTTAGTGACAATTTCAAAAAGAATATTGATATGCTTGGTATGCCAGACTTCCGTAAGCTGGCTATGGGTCTTAGGGGAGATATTGATGAATTAAAGAACACCATCCCCGGCGCCGCTACTTGGCCCACTATTACTGGCGACCAAACAACTGTTGGGTTAGCTGGCTTTACTAATGATGGTGGCTTCCTGACCTCTCTAACTGGTGCTTTACTCGCTACCGGTGCTACCACTGGTGCTACTTCTCAAGCACAAACCTTTACTAATGGAGTAATAACTCCTAAGATTTATCCTTTAGCTGATTCAACCACCGCTTTACAGATAACTAAGGCAGATGGCACGACCAACCTAACTTCTTTTGATACCACTAATAATAGACAAGTATTCCAAAGAGATGCTTTGGGCGCTACCTATTCTACATCACTTTATTTAGTAAATACTACACCGACAACAGCAGAAGCGACTACTCAATATTCTCCCTCTTTACAATTTAGAAGTAGGTATTATTCTGGTGGAGATAAGAGTTGGGATTTTAGAATACAAGCACAAGAGGCTAAACTTAATATACAGAATAGTAATAATGGAGGAACTTTTTATAATGTATTCTCATTAACTTATGGTGGAGTTCTTAGTATAGGTGGGGGTTTCTATGCTGTCGGGTCTGTTAATGCCAGCACAGCTAATTTAACTACTGTGTCTACTGATGGTGTAGTAATAAATGAGTCAACCTTATCAACTGTTGGTGTTCCCGTTAGATATTCGCCTAGGCTTCGTTTTACTGGACACGCTTGGAATACTACCGCTACTGCCGCTGATAATTCTATAAATTGGATACAGGAAGTTAGACCAACATCTGGTGCGACAACTGCTGGTAGCCTATATTGGGCTTTTGATAATAATGGTGGCGGTTATACTGATAAAATGTATCTCAATTCTTCTGGAGGTTTATATATGGCTGATGTTTATGCTACCAACGCCCATTTAGGCAATAATGGTGTTTCAAGAACTTCAGAAGATGCCGTCTTATTCGGTTTTGGCGCTCCGACCGCAGGTCTTGCTCAAGCGGCTATAATTCGTTCTGGTTCAGCAGCAAGAACTGGTGGCACAATTTTATTTGAAATAGATAGTTCTACTGAACAATGGCGAATAGGCAATAATTTTAATTTTACTAATACTGGTGGAGAGGGAACGGCTTATTTACATCTAAAAGCAGGAACAGCTACGGCAGGCACAGCACCACTAAAAATAAACGCAGGAACAGTTTTAACGACTACCGAAGCAGGTACTATTGAAAACGATGGAACTCACCTTTATTATACTGCGGCTGATGCTGGTACTCGTTATCAATTAGACCAACAAACAACTGGTTATGCTTTAGTCGGTCAAACATTTTACATAGGCACTACTCAAGTAGCTATAAATCGTGCTTCGGCTGCTTTGACTTTAGCTGGCATTACTCTCACCACTCCTGACATTGGCACTCCTAGTGCTGGAGTATTAACAAGTTGTACAGGATTACCTTATTCAGGTATAGCCGATGGAACTGATGGAAACCTAATAACCTGGGGTGCTGATGGCCATGCTGCCTTAGTAGCGACAGGAAACGCTGGACAGGTTTTAACCTCTAACGGAGCCGGAGCTGCTCCTACTTTCCAAGCCTCTGCTGGAGGTTCTTCCTTTTGGACTGCGGTTGCTATGACACGAACAGGAAATACTACAATAGAAACAGATGCCGATGTAGACCTTTCTGCTGTTCTCGCCAAAGGAATGATTATTAAATGGACTGATACCACTACACACGTTGGTATGATTATATCGGTGGCTTATTCTTCCCCTCATACTACGATTACTATAATTGGTATGGTCTGTGCAGCAACAGCAAGTGCATTTAAGTATGCTATGGTTGGGGCGGAGCCATTCATCGCACGTTTTGCGGCCGCAGGCACATTAGGAGCTACCGCTTCTGATTTTATGAATGCATACTATGCCACCGAACCGATGACGGTCCTTGGTGCAGACGTTCAGGTGGGAACAGCCGGAACAACCAATAGCACTACTTTTGACATAAATAAGAATGGAACGACAATGTTCACCACTAAACCCACTCTTGCTACTACTGTCGCTTCTTCGCCGACTGCTTTTACCGCTGACGACAATACATCTTTAGCTTTAGGAGATAGAGTTTCTATTGATTTGGATGCCGTTCAAACTACTGCTGCGATAGATGCTTACGTTCAATTATATCTTTATCCGACAAGATATTTAAGCTTAACCTAATTATATGAGTTTAGGAGAACACCTCGGCGGAGGAACAACAATTACAAGAGGCCTTTGGCATCTTAACGGAAGCAGTGCTGATAGTAGTGGGAACGGAAATAATGGAACTGACACGGCGATTACTTATTCTTTGGCTAATGGGAAGTTTGGGCAGGGTGGAAGTTTTAATGGAACAACAAGTTGTTCCGTGATAGCCAATGCCGCTTCATTAAGACCAGCTGGAAACTTCACCATATCTGCCTGGGTGAATTGTTCTAGTGCGAATGTTTTAATGGTCTTTCAATCATTTGAGTTATCAGCCACATCAAAATACTACGGAATTGCGTTGTATATAAATGCTGGTAAGGTTGTAGTGTTTAGCGGAAAAGGAACTGGTTTAGTCGCTGGAACAGATTATCAGGCAATTACTGGCAATACTTCTGTCAATAATAGTGTTTGGCATAATGTTATTGGAGTTTGGGATGGAAGTTATTTAAGAGTTTATGTGGACGGGAAATCTGATGCTACTGCTGTTGCTTGGGCGAACGCCGCTGTTTATACAACTAATAATTTTATCAATCTTGGTAAGCAACAATATACTTTTGACAAGACTCCCGGATATTATAGCACGGCTTTTTATGCAGGAAAAATGGACGAAGTAATTGTAGAGGGAGTTGCCTGGACACCAGTTCAAGTTCAGAAATATTTTACTTTTGCGAAAGGAAGATTTGGAATTATATGAAGTTCAGCGAACAAATACATAAAGAAGTTTTTTTCATAATACCAACGATTATCGTCTGGACAATTCTCCTGGTGATAATCGCTTTCAAATAATATGACCGAAAGACAATTATTAAACGAAATGTTAAAGGTTCTAAAACTTAATAATAAATACACAGGTATAGGAGCAGTCTGTGGCATTGTTGCCATCATCATCTCGCTCTTTGCTCTGTATATTTCATTAAAATAATATGACAAGTATTCTAAATTGGTTATCTGGCAAAAAGTCAATCATCGCTGGAATCATTACAACCACTTCAGCATTTCTGGCTTTACAGGGAATCATTACGGCAGAGTGGGCTACTTATATCAATGCGATGTCTTTAATAATTTTCGGTACAGCAAGCTATGCGACCGGCAAAATAGTTTATGGAAAATAATATGAAACCATGCTTGCTTCACAACTCACTTATGGAAAAAATAGATTCTATCCTTTGCGAATTAGGTGACCTTAAAGTCAAGGTGGCCGAACTTCCTGAAAGAGTATTAGAAAAAGCTGACCAACGTTATGCTTCTAAGACAGTAGAAAGAGCGGTCTATGGTATCATAGGCGCTTTAACTTTGACTGTCTTAGAAGCTATCGTAGAACTTGTAATTAAATAATATGAAAAGACTAAAAGGTATTGTTCATACTTTTATCAACAAATTTAACGACCAATTTTTATTTACTTGTTGTTTCTTGGTCGCTATGTTTGTTGGTATGTTAATAACTATTTTAATAATTAACTTATTCATTTATGAGTCCAGTAAAAACAAACAAGAGACAAGAGTGCGAAATCTACAGCCGGGTTACTGGATATCTAACGCCGATTAGACAGTGGAATGATGCCAAGTTAGCAGAGTTCTATGAAAGAAGAACATACAAAGTTAACATATGTTAACTATCAACTATTAAGTTAACAAGAAAAATATGGATAAGCTTTACACTGGTTGCGTACCAGACCCAATAGACGAAAGAGATTACCACTATGGACTAGGGGCTATTGCTCCTATGACTGACGAGGAATGGACTACTGGCTACCGAGTTGACCAAGCACTAGGACTAACCATACCAATTAAAGACCAGAAGCAATCTTATTCCTGTGTTGGTCAAGGGGTAGCCTATTATACTGGTGTTTTAAACTTCGTAGAAACTGGTGTGTATACCGAAGTCAGTGCTAAGGCCATTTATTCACAGGTTAGTTTAGGCCAAAATCAAGGTGCTTATATTAGAGATGGTATTAAATTAATCGTTGACTGGGGAGCAGTCTACGAAAATCTAGTTCGTTCTTATAAGAATGATGGTAGTGTGGATGAAACCTTTATGCGAGATAAGTCTTGGATTACACCAGAGATGATAGAAACCGCTAAGATGCTTCAGTCCAAAGAATATCAATTAGTAGATGGTTTTGATATGGATACTTTTGCCAGAGCTATTAAAGAGGGACACGGAGTAGTGTCAGGGGTAACAGGAACAAACAATGGTTCTTGGACTACTCTAACACCAACGCCACCGACACTAGACACACCACAAAATAAACTATGGGGTCATTGCTTGTTCTTTGGTGGTTATGGCAAGGATGCTAGAGGCAAATTCATTTGGGTACTTAATTCGTGGGGAACTTTTGGCTGGCAGAAACTTTATGAAGAATGGTTCGGTGATGATGGCCGGTGGATGTATAATCCTTGGGTTTTAATAGATAAAAATAACAATAATTTTATGTTTAAAAAAGAAGTAGGTAAACCTCATATCTATTTAATAGACGAGACTAAAAAGACTAAAACAATGCTTGTTGATATGAAGACCTTAGAAGCCTTTAATCAATCTTATACAGAAGTGCCTAGCCTAGCAGAATATGCTGATGCTGGTACTTTAGTTTATGTTGAGAGAATCATAAATTAGCTCTCTATTTCCTAGGGTCGGAGAGATTAATATAACCCAACGGAGACGATTTAGTTTCGTCTCTTTTGGTATAATCCCTGTGGATAAGTCAGAAGGTCTTCAAAAACCCCAATAAAATAAGGTATTGTAGCAATTAAAAATGTATGTTATTGTAGTAGGGTAAATTAAATAAGGCGGGTGAAGAGAATATAGTGTTATGGTCTAATCGCCATATCCGATTGTGTGACCTTCACCCGTCCGCAGTTGGATAGATTATACCAGAACACTATATTTTTTTATGGAGATATCCTCGGCCACCTCTAAAAACGCCGAGCTTAATAGTCATAATAGCTATTAAACCACAACAGGGAAGGGGTGCAGACTACCCATCTACTAGGACGCCTAGAGCTTAACAATACTGCCTTGCAAGAGGGAACATACTAATTAAGTTAATTAAGTTAATTATGTTAGACAGAAGATATCATTATAATAATGCCATTGCTGTATGCTCTGAGGATAAAGAATATTTGAAGTCTTTAAAGATGGGTAAATTTGGGAAAAAATCATTAGCAGGGATATTGAGCTATATTATTAATCAATATAAATCTAACAATAAATAATATGAAAATCTTAGGTTGTCTTATGTTACTAGGTTGCTGTATAATCTGGCCTCCCCTATTCTTAATAACCGGGGTGGTAATCGCTTTAGCTTTAATAATTGACCAATATGAATAATACAATATCACTAGGAAGAAGCTATTATTATGACCCAGAGGATAAGGTTCTATTCAGAATTAACATTGACGAGAAAAAGCATTTAATGTGGGAGCCACCCTTTAAAGGAACTCCTTGCTTTAATAAGTCTATCTATGACCAATACAAAGATAAGGCTAAAACTATTGGCGCTAGAAGTGATAAACATAAATGGTCAATGCCAATAGAATTATTTGAAGAAAAAAAGAAGTTAGTAAAATACATAGATGAGCAGTATGGTTGCGATAATTTCTTTTGGATTATTGAATCACTTGGGGATAAGTCGGTCCCCAAAGAACCAGAACCACAAAATAGGCCTATTTTAGGCATTAACATATAACCTAAAAAATGCTATAATTAAGTTATGAGCAAAACAAAAGACAACTTAATAGACCTACTCAATATAGAAAACCTAAAGCGTAAACAACTTGGTGAAGAATGTGGACTAACCTTTGTCGGATATGATGATGAAACCAGCCTCCCGGACTTTATAGGAAATAGAAAACAATGGGATGAGTATGATAAATTATTAACTAATGGAAATTTTCAATAATTATATGGCCAACATTTTATCAAAAATCTTTGACGCTGATGTCTGTAATAAAGAACCCCTAGTTATGGGTATCAGAGAAGAAATAACCCTAGAAGAAATTCAAAGGGATTACAACGAAAAAGGTGATAAGCTCTATGAGAGCGTATTATCTGACTGGCACAATATGCCACTTTATAAACGAATTAATTATTAAAACTATGAACGACCAACCACTACAAAAAAAAGTTATTACTGTCTTAGAGGCAGTAGCTAAAACAACTACTAATGGCTCTGTCCAGTATAAGATTAAAGACCAAGACAACAAGACCTATACAGTCTGGGCTTCTAAATCTGACGGCAGTGAGAGCAAGGCTTATTCAGAACTTAAATGTATTCCCAATAATGGCATTGGCCGGAACCTTGAAATCGCTTACAAAGAAGAAGCTTATGACTTTAAAGGGAAGTCTTTAACCTCAAGAACAATAATGTTTCTTAAGGAGGTGGGCGGTGCTTCTAAAGCTAATACTATGATTAAATCTCAAATGTCTTTTGAAAAGAAAGAACAAGACGATGATAAATGGGATAAAATCAGCTGGGGCAAATGCAAGCACGCTTATTTAGTAGAATACTTAAAGGCAATGTTAGATGGTAAAGGCCCTAACAGCGCTGACGAATGTGAAAAACTTGCTGAATTTTGGGCTGATATGTCTATGAGAAACCTAGGAGAAATGGAAAAGCTACAATACATCCAAGACAACAAATATGCTCAACCAGCGGTAGAAGGATTTGAAGTCAAGGAGGACGAGATTAACGTCGCAGATATTCCTTTTTGAAATGGATTGACATAATTAAAATGGTTTGTTAATGTTATAGATATAATAATTAATTATAATATTATGTCTACAAAGAAATGTTTTAAGTGTAATAAGATAAAAGATTTAGATGAATATTACAAGCATTCTGGAACTGCTGATAAACATCTTAACAAATGTAAAGAATGTACTAAGAAGGATGTTGATAGAAGATATTATGATAAGGAGTCAAGAATAAAAATTAAAGAATATGAAACTAGAAGATTTAAAGACCCGGAAAGGAAGAAAAAGATTAAGTTATATCAAATAAGAAGAAGGGAAAAAAATCCCGGAAAGAATAGAGCTAGAAATAAACTTAATGATGCTATAAAATATGGCAGAATGGTGAAACTCCCCTGCGAGGTGTGTGGAGATACAAAATCGCAAGCTCATCATAAAGATTACAGAAAATATTTAGATGTTCAATGGTTATGTTTTAAGCATCATAGGGAGTTGCATAATCAACTGATAGACTAGCTCTTGGAATACCTTTTTAGCCCCTACAAGCCCCGTAGAAGCACGATAGACCCTTAAGTGGTATATTATTACTTTTTAACTAATCCTATGCTTAAAAAGCCAAAAAAGAAGAGCCTTAAAAGCCTTCAAAATAAAGCCGACCATCTATTACAAGAATTGGGTCGCAAGCTCAATCAAAATTGTGAGGTCTGTGGTAGAGAAATGTCTTGCCTTCATCACTTCTGGCCGAAGTCTATGGCCGCTATCCTAAGATACAACCTAAAGAACTGCGTAGCTCTATGTGCTGGGTGTCATATTCAACATCATTCCGGTAACCCTTCAATACACGCCACTGTCTTAGAACAACGAGGAGAAGAGTGGCTTCAAGAATTAGTTGTTATTAAAAGACAATATTTTAAACCATCAAGGTCTTATTACGAAGATATTATAAGAAAGTTAAAACTATTATTAGAATAATATGAAGACATCTCATCAATACGCTAACGAATTAGAAAACTTTGCTGATGAGTTTGCTAAGTTAGGTGAAAGATATAATGAGCTTAGTAAAATTAAAGCTGAGTTCTATAAGGCTACTGCCGGAGAACATAAAAGCTATGCCTCCTTTGAAAGAGCTTGGGATTTGACTGTGGAAGGTCAGGAAATGGCCGAAGTGAAATTAAAGATGAAAGTTAAAGAAGTAAAAAGTAGCGCTCATAAGAATATGCTTAGGGTTTTAGAAAACGAAGCTAAAAATATTATTTAATTATATGAAAAAACATTTAGGCTTAATCTTATTCTATCTAGGTACTATGTTCCTATTCTTCTGGGCATTTAGTATTTGGTGTAGTTAATATGAAATATCTAATCCTACCATTCTTACTATTCTTAATATCAATATCAATAAGTAGTTCTGCTACGGCCAAGCTCAACAACCTTGACCTATCAGTGCCTAAACATTATGAAAAAACTTATGAAGAAGAGTGGAAAGAAGCAGTCTTTAGTGCGTACAACCTTGAAGAAGGCCAGACAGATTCAACCCCAACGATTGGAGCTTATGGCGATGATTTATCTAGACGGACAACCTGTGTCGTTGCAACACGCAGGTATGGAAAAGGCACAATCATATTTATTCCACTTCTTCAACAAAGATGCGAAGTCCTTGACAAAACTTCGCAAAAATATGCTAACCGCATTGACATCTTATTCCCAACCAAAGAAGAAGCAATAAACTTTGGATTACAAACATTAAAATATCGTGTTATAAATGAATAATATGAAAGATTATATAAAATTTATTTTGGGAATTTTGGGGCTTGTGTTGTTTATTGGGCTTTGTATTTGGTGGTCAGTCGCTCAATATAAGGAATGTAAGAGAATGAATTTTAGTACTTTTTACTGTGTTCAACACGCAGGTTAATTATTAAATAATATGAACAACGAAAAAAAGGTAATTGAAAAATATCTTAAATTATTAAACTTTGAAAAAGGAACTCACGGATTTTTAATGTTAAGTTATTTAGTTAAAGAATACAACCTCTCTCTTATCACCAGTATAGAGGAGGAGTTGCCTTGTCAGAAAAAAGATTTAATTTTTAGAACGCAAAGATTTTCCAGTAATCAAAGCTTTGGATATAACCATTGTTTAGAAGAAATCAAATCAATCTTATCTAACTATAAACAATAATTGTATGACCTATTTCTTTTTATCTTTTCTTTGTATACTCGCCATTATCGGACTTTGTTGGTTAATTGGATTTTTCTTTGAAACTGGTAGGAATATGACAACTAAAACTAAAAAAGTTTGCGATTGTTGTTTTAGAGGTATTAAAGAAGCTAATGAACAATATAATAAAATAAATAATTAAACAATAATTGTATGATAGAAAATATTAATTTACCAATAAATAATTTAATAAATGAAATAGTAGAAAATACCACTAAACATCAGAGAAACTGGTTCTATTTAATAACTATTTTATTATT